AACGAGAACGGCTCGCGGTAACAGAAGTGTTTCGCTTGAGAAAGGAATTGGAGGCGTATGAAAAGAAAGCAATGGCCAAGAATCGATCCAAAGATACTGGAGATGCTTGAGGATATGTATCCTAAACATGAATATTCCGCGGATATTACTCGTGAAGCTTGGGCTTATCGGGGAGGTCAGCGAGAAGTAATATCAAAACTAAGGGGAGTTCTAAAATCACAGGTTTCGGGAGAAACTCTGGAGCCCCTGTATAAAAGAAAAGGAGATAGTAATGGGTAGTGCAGTGGGAAAGAGTAGTTCAGAAGGATATTCCGGCCCATCTGAATCAGAATTAGCAGCTCGTAGAGCAGAAGAAAGAGCTGAGAATGCGCGTCAACGTCGAGAAGCACGGCTGAATGCACTTGAGGACTCACGTAGACAGCAAGAGAGAGACGAAGCAGCGGCAGCGAAGGCTAAAGCTGATGAAGCAGAAGCTCTCGCAGCTCGTGAAGCTCGTGAAGAAATGGTTGGTCAGGAAGCAGAAGCTCAGGACCAGACAGATCTTCAACAGCAGGAAGATATCATGGGCGTTGACGAGCGATACGGAGCAGAGACGCGACCCGGCGGTGCAACAGAGCAGCGACCGGCGGGCAAGAAGAAGAAGAAGAAACCCGGAACAGGAGCTTAATTATGTTTGAACGTAAGAAGAAAACAACAAAGAAAGTTGAAGAGAAAAAAGCTGAACCGAAGAAACCTAAGAAGACGAATCCCTTCTCACCCGGTACCGCAAAGTATCAAGAGTGGGAAGGAACTAATAGGAGCTAAGAATGGCTGAAAAACCTGAAGGTACTATCGCAGATAAGTTTCGAGAGATGAACACTAATCGAGAGGCTAAACTTCAGAGAGCTAGATACGCATCCTCCCTTACTATCCCCGCTCTCCTTCCTCCTAGAGGCTCGACAGAGCAGGACCAAGTTGACCAGACTTTCTCGTCTGTTTCAGCTAGAGGGGTGACAAGCATGGCAAGCCGGATCTTAGCTGCAAAGCTTCCACTGAACGATGCTCCCTTCTTCTCCTTCTCATCTAAGATGGGAACCGAAATGGCCGTAGAAGTTTGGAATTATCTTGACTCTTTAAGTTACCAAGTCCATAGAAAACTGTCATCTAAGAATCTTAGGGAGGTTATCTTTCAGGCACTTCAACAGTTGATTGTTTGTGGGGATGTTCTTATTGTAATGGAGGATGACTACTCCTTTAGAACCATCAGGCTCGACCAGTACGTAGTAAAGCGTGATGTTAATGGAGATGTCCTTGAGATTATCTTTCTTGAGTTTGTTCCCGAAGATGTAGATAAGGTTGGTCATTTCGCCCAAGGACTTGGACACCAAGGTCGAGCAGGTTATGATACTATTTACAATCATTTAACTAGAGAAGAGGATGTTTGGAAAGTTTCTAAAGAAAAGAATGATGAAGTATTCGAAACCGGTGAGTTTAGTGTTTGTCCCTTCATCCCTCTCCGATGGAGTGAGATTGCGGGAGAAAACTATGGTAGGTCTCACTGCGAAGATATGATTGGTGATATCGCTACACTTGAAGCCTATACTGAAGCTTTGATTGAGGGAATGGCAGCTGGAAGTGCATTCTTCCTGTGTGTTGATCCCTCCGGTATTACAGAAATCGATGACATCAATGGATATCCCAATGGTGCGTGGGTTCCTGCAAGACAGCAAGACTTATTTGTCATGTCTCCGTCCCAAACAATGAATCCCCAGATCCAAGCAGCAGGAGCTGCTGTTGAGCAACTTCGTAAAGAGGTGGGGAATGGTTTCTTACTTAATAGTTCCGCTATCCCCACTGGAGATAGAGTCACAGCAACGGCTGTACGTATGGTTGGACAAGAACTTGAGCAGGTGTTGGGAGGAGCTTTCTCAGCTATCTCTAGAAATCTTCTAGTCCCTATCGTAGAACGTACAGTTTTCCTTATGTTATCTGAGGGTCTTGTTGATGAGCGTTTGGAGCAACAGTTTACGGAAGATGGTTTGTTAACTGTTGAAATTGTAACTGGACTTCAATCACTTAGTAGAGATTCCGATCTTCAGAAGCTCATGCAGATGGGTGAGATGGTACGTAATCTTCCCGAACAAGCTATGGCTATGTTTAGATGGGAAGAATATGGGCGTGCTCTTATTACTGCCTTAGGGTTTGACTCAACTAATTGGGTAAAGTCTGAGGAAGAAGTAATGGAACAGCAGAAGAAGATGCAACAAGAGCAGCAGCAGCAGCAAATGCAGCAGCAGATACAGTCAGGTGTGATGCAACAAGCACAAGGTCTTGTTGGTCAAGCAGCTCAAGCAGATATTGAACAAACGGGTGGTGCAGGTATCGCCCAAATGGCCCAGCAACTGGGCATAGGAGGATAATATGCCAGCAGGTAAAGGAACATATGGAAGTAAGGTAGGTAGACCACCCAATAAAAAGAAAATTAAGAAAAAGAAGAAGAAGAAGAAGTAGGAGATATTAACATGCCAGAAGTTGGTGGAAGAGAATTTCCGTATACTAAAAAAGGCATATCCGATGCAAAAGCATACGCTAAAAGAACCGGCAAGAAGCTGGTTACTAATGAGCGTACTACTCGAAAGAACCCTAAGAGGAAATACAAGTGAACGAACCTATTCGAGAAGAAACCGAAACAACACAATTCAGTCTTACTCCCGCTGATCAGCAGCACGAGAATGAGAAGCAAGCCTTTGTTCGGCATGTTCAGGACCAAGGAGAACAGATCCCAGAGAATTTTGAGGATGCTGGATCTTGGTTTGATTCTTTAAAGAATGCTCAGTCAGCATATACTCAGGGTCGGCAAGAGATTGCCGATCTTAAGCAACAATATAATGAGAATGGTGTAGAAAATCCAAACTATAATCCAGATAGTACTCAAGCTCCTGCTACCCCAGAAGCTGAAGAAACTCTGGACAACGTGGAATCTCTTCGGATTACTCAGCCAGTAGAGGCGGATACCGAAGAAACCCAGCCTTTGATGGAACCCCCAGTAGAGGTAAGTGTGGGTGAGTGGAATGATTGGGGCAACATCATCGACGCAAGTGGTGGCGATGTTCCCGACTCTTTAAGAAACGCTATTAAGTCAAGGCTCAACATTGATGATAAAATCATCGATGATTATATGAGCCAAAGACAAGCAAGAACTCAGCAGAATGTAGACAACGCGGCCAACCTTGTGGGTGGTCAGCAAGAGCTTAATAAGCTCATGTCTTGGTCTGCTGAGAATCTATCAGAAGATGAACGTGTTGCAGTGAACGGCCAGCTAGCAGGTCCGGGCTACAAGACGGCTATCCTAGGGCTTAAGGCCCGATACGAGACTTCAGATAATGTCTCGGCAGCAAAGGGTCGTGAACCCGGTGCTACTCTGAATAGAACCGCATCAGTTAATACTTACCAAAGTATTACTCCTTATTCTTCGAATCAGGAGATGTTTGCGGATCAGCGGAATCCTAGATACAAGACAGATGCTAAGTTTAGATCTGCTGTTGAGGAAAGGATTCTCGCAACTAATCAGTTTGGTTTTAGAACTTGATTAGAGCCTCTGGAAACTATTGTTAATAGCCCGCTCTCCGGAGCCTTGGCGAAAAGGCAGTAATCTTTCCAACCTACGTTAGGACTCCACTATTTTAGTGGAACTATTCGAAGCAAGGGTCAGGCGATCAATTTTATTTATTTACTTTTAAGATAAAGGAGAAAACGCTATGGCAGTATTTAGTCATACAGGTACTCTTCACTCTGGTCTTACTGGTGTTGATCGTGTAAACGTAGACGGAACAACAAACGTTGCCGCTACCTCTGACAACCTTTGGTTGCCCGTATGGGCAGGCGAGGTGCTCAACGCTTATGATCAGTACATTAGTTTTGAACCTCATGTAACTCACAGGACTATCGCTAGCGGTATGTCCATTAAGTTCCCCTTGACCGGTACGGTCGGACTGAAGCCTCAGTGGGGAGCCGGTGAGGAACTCGCAGGCGGTGGTGGTCCCTCGACCTCCATCTCCGTAACGCTCGATGACCGTCCTATGGCGGCTCACTTCGAGCTTGACAACCCTGACCTTATGGTAACCCAGTGGGAATACCGTTCGGAAA